AGTCAACGGAGTCTGAGAAAACAGACACAGAATCAGAGTCTTCTGATTCAGATGATGACGAGCAGTGGGTCTGCGATAATGATACCTCTCTTAAAATCAATACAAGCAAGGTCACATCACTGCTTGGAAACGCAACAAGCATCACAGCTTCAAAGAAATTTGATTCAGATGCGGATACATCTGATTTTGGGCTGGATGAACCACAGAATGTCGTAAAGCTAAGCACCGATGACAAGACATATACCATCACAATCGGTGAGAAAAACGCTATGCTTGGTGAGTACTATATCAAGGTAAATGATGATGTATATCTTTCAAGTACCACAATCATTGGAACAATTCCGGATTCTATAGATGATATGATTGCAACGGAAGACAGTGAGAGTACTGAGACTGAAAGTGAGTAGCAATGGATTAATAGTTTAAAAATGAGAACTTTAAGAAATAGTTAAAATTTAAGGCTTTAAAAAAACAGCGAAAATAAAGCAATGATACCCGCAAATGCCCTATATACAGGCGTTTTGCGGGTAATCAATAGTTTCGGATACGCACGAGCTAAAACGGATAAATACGAACCGTTAGTGACACGTTAGCGACACACTTTTATTCGTTCGATTTCTTCTTTAAGCCGTTCTAAACTACGATGCAGATACACCTTGTTTGTGACATCCTGGAACGAATGACCGAGCATTAATTTCTTGTCTATTTCATTCACATAATAGTCATCACATAGCTTGCTGAATGTGTGCCTGCAATCATGTGGAGTATGCTTTTTAATCCCAAGCTTTTCCAGTGTAGCATACATGTCTGTTCTGAAATCTCCGGTGGAGCAAGTTAAAAAAGCGCCGTCTCGTTTTATTCTTCGCTTTACAAGAGGCAATATAGCTGAATGTATAGGAACGATTCTATTTCTTCCGGCATCAGTTTTTAATCCTCCTTTAAGGTAATTTTCATTCCAATTTATTTCTAAATCTATATACTCAGAAATTCTAAATCCTGAGTAACAGATGATTAATAACATTTCCACAACTGGATCTTCTTGATTTTTCCATAAAATTTCAAGTTCATCGTTTTCGAACGGAACCCCTTTTTCGTCATCGTCTTCTGATTTGATTTTTACATAATCAGAATATTTTTTATCACACAAATCATTTGCATCTGCATAAGCATACATCTGGTTAAATAGCACAATTATTTTTTCGAGTGTCGCATGTTTCAACGGACAGTCATCAACTGCTTTCTGCAGGTCGGCTGTAACAAGAGAGCGAAAACTTTTATCGTGTAAAGATTTACAATTATTGTAGGCAGAGCGAAATCCAGCTTCTGATGCAGAGCGTTTTTCACGATTTAAATTGTATTCTTTCCCAAACTTCCAGGCATAAAACTCTTTGAATATGTCCTCAAAAGTCTTCTGATCAGCAACCTCACGCTGAGTCTGAGAGTATTTACTCAAAATTTTTGCAACCTGGCCTCCTAATTCATCGGAACTTCCGGATTCGGTCAGTTCTTTTTCCCTCCCAGGATAATACTCTCCATGCTTATACCAGGTCAGAACCGTAAACCCCTTATACCAATCGTCAACATAACAGAGTGCCTTTACAGGCACAGGATTCCCGTTTATATCGAATTCTTTGGTCGGAGGGTAAACTCCATAAGGGTTCGTCCGATTCTTCCCGGATAGGCGCTTAATAGAGCCGTAGCCGTTCGGTAGTTTAGGGTATTTCTTTCGTCTTCCCACAATACGCATCTCCTTTCTGGTGCGACGTCGCACAAAAATGGGTATAAAAATAACAGCCAAGCACAGAACAATGGTTCCGCTTGCAAGACTGCTCCGAAGATGATACAATGTGGTTTGAACGTACTGGTGTATCCTTCGGGGCATTAGTCTTTGAGCCGTTCCTGTTGGTAGCAGGAGCGGCGTTTCTATTTTATTTATACATTTCTTGTTGCATCTTCAAACTTATTCTATACTGTTCTGCATCCGGAACATCAATAAATTCTACTGTTTTATCAAAGTTTTTCTTTACAACATCTTTTATTTCATCAAGAGTTACGTGGAAGAATTCTCTACGCGTATTAACCATATTGAGTTTTCTGTCCTCAAAAGCTTTATGCAGTGCTGTTTCCAACGCTGGCGCATCATCAGAGAAAATCATAGCATGTACGTCAAAGTTAAACGGCACAGATGCATCGCCAAGTTCATCAACGCGATCTTGAGGATCCAATCGTCTTGTCATGCCGATCTTGTAAATATCTGGACCAAATGCTCCGATGTTGGATATTACGTATACATATCCAGCTCTTTGGTTTGCTTCTCTGTAATCAATATCTTTTATTGCTTTATCGATATCCTGTAACTGGTTTTCGAGTTCAGATTTCTTAGCCAAAAGAGCGGAGTCCTCAGGAGACTGTTCCAATTGTCTCAGTATATGCTCATAAGCTGTTTGATAGTGTGTTTGTTCTTTCTCAATCTTTTTCCTTTGAGCTTCAATTTCTTTTTGAAGTCTGGCGGCTTCGCGAAGTTCTGCACGGGCAGCTTTTTGAGCTTCTTTTTCTTCCTGTTTCTTTTGCTGATATTCAAATGCTAATCGAAGTTCTTCAACTTTTAAATTCAAATATGCAGGTTTTATGGAAATATCCATAATTGTTCCAAGCTTCGAAATAGACTCTGCAGATTTGTAAATTCGGTTCAACGATGCATCATAGTTAGTATATTTTACGTTAGATATAAGATCATCGCATTCGGTGTTAAATGCCCGAAGTAAAAGCTTTTGCGTGTCATTAACCATTTTCCGTCCTTTAGAGAGGCTATCATTTACCCGCCAATTTGTATTTCCAGTTACAGCATCTTTATTTTTTATAAGAGTCTTTTGCTTTGCACGTATCTCAGCCAATTTATCTTTATAGTCAAGAGCATTTGCAAAGCTATAATGTGGACGGTACAATCCAAACTCTTGAACAAGAATTTCATCGTCCAAATCTATAATCTGTTTTTCGCGGTTCCTTATCTCGTTATCCAGATTCTCAATATTAGATACACGGCGCGAAATGTCAGCTTCAATATCTTTTATGTTGCTTTCCAAAGATGATTTTTGAGAGTTGAGCTTGTCTATAAGTCCGTGAAGTTTTTGCGCATCTTGCATTTCTGGTGTGAGTAAAGATTGCGCATGATTTAACTCTCCCTGTAAACGTGCATTTTCTTGTTTTAGTTCTTCAATTTCATTTTTGAATTGTCCAGTTTTAAAAATATCACCAATTCCCATATTTTTCTCCTTCTTTAGTAGAGTGAAAATAAGTAAGTTTAAATAAGTTTTTATATAAACACCAAAGCGATTATATACGTTTAAAATTTTCGACGAAGCTCTACAACTTTCCCAATAATCCTCACTGGTTTTTCGTCAATCTCTTCCCGGCTAAAATACATCGGTTCATAATTAGGATTTAATGAGATAAGAGCAATGCTGTCTGCATATTTCTTTAATCTTTTACACACTCCATCATTCCCGTTCACAAGAGCAATTACAATCTCGTCGGATTCCGCATCATCCTGTCTTTTCACAATTACAGTATCTCCGTTATGAATATCTGGCTCCATAGAATCACCGCTGATTCGAAGTCCAAAGAACTCACCGGCCCGTGCTAGTTCCTCGGGAATCTCTTCTTCGTCCACAATATCTGTGATGGCTTCCAGTGGTATGCCTGCTGCAACGCGACCGAGGATTTTTACTATATTTGATTTAGGAGAAGACGGTTGTTCAGTACGCTCATCTATTAAATCAGATTTTTCAATATGGAAATAATCGGCAAGCCGTTGAACTTTTCCCATTCTTGGTAATGCTATGCCTTGGCACCATGTGTTAAATGTTTGAGGGGAAACGGATATTGCGTCTGCAACCTCCCTTTGGGTTTTGTTTGCTTTTGATAAATAATAGTTTAAATTTTTAGAAAATATTTTTTTCTGTTCTATATCAGTCATATATTCACCTCTTTTATAACCATATAGTACAATATAATTTGACTAAAATCAACTAAAAATCAAAAATAATTGTATTTTGGTGTTGACATCAAATTAAATTTGATTTATAGTGTAGTCGTAATAAGAAATGTACGATTTGCAGGAGGTGAATAAATTGAGCAAGTTAAGAATTTCTCTTGCAGCAGCTAGAGTTAACGCAGAAATGACACAGGAAGATGTAGCAAGGGAGATGCGCGTATCTAAGAATACAGTAGTAAACTGGGAAAAAGGTAAGTCAGAGCCTACAATCTCGCAAAGCAGAGAACTCAGTAAGCTTTATAATATGCCATTAGAGTATATTTTTTTACCTTAATAATCAAATTAAATTTGATTTTGCAAATAGAGAAAGAGAGGTGATGAAGAAAATGAAGTGCCCGAAATGTTCAAATGATGTACAAGAAGATAATTTCTGTGCGATATGTGGGGCGAAACTTCAAGAGAGGTGTAAATGTTGGGTATTAAAAAAGGACAACTACTCGTGTGGTGAAGAGAGTTGCCCAGGATTTAGACTATATAGATTATTAAAGTCCAAGTGATTTTTTGACAAGTTCGCAACCAAAATCGATAGCAAATTGACGGACTGCATCAGCAGTGAATTTACCAGCACTTGCAAGACATTTTTTTACTCGAACAACGGCAAGATTAGTCCGTGGGGTTTCGGTGATAATGTCTGGAAGAGATTCAACAAGAGAGGCTTTTAACTGTTCTGATAATTCTTCCTCTTCTTGTATAAGCAAAGCGGTACTTTCTAAAGCGGATTCAGTCCACGGATATGGATTTCCACAGTTAGTACAGTAGGAATCTACGACGGGTTGAGGACCAATGATAGCGATATCATCGTCGTATAATTCACCGCGTATTGGAGCATTGCAATGAGGACAATTGGTAATAGTTTTTGCACCACATTTTGAACAATAATCTTGTTTTAATTCAGGATTCAATTCTACAGACGGTGTAATCATATGCCCATTTGCGCAAACTTGAGCAGTCAAAAAATGAGTCATATCAAATTCTCCTTTCATAATTACTCGGCATGGCAGTGCCTGTATCTAAAGTATAGGAGAGATTGAGGAAAGATGCAATAGAAGAGAGGTGAGTAGAATGCAACGATTATGTCCAGCGTGTTTTACAGAACTCGCAGAGGAATCAAATTATTGTCCGGTATGCGGAAAATGTATGAGAGAGCCGGTGGGGCAGACTTTACAGTATGTAGGAGGTATGCCAATAACAACAGTATTTGAAATAAAGGATTGTGCAATTCACATTGGTAAGAAGAAACAGGGAGGTGAGTAGATGCAAGATATATTAAATTCCAGCCAAGCAGCCAGAGTCATAGGCTGTGGACCTCAAAAGGTCCGTGAACGAATTAAGCGAGGTATCTGGACGTTTGGGACTATAGTTACAGCCAAGGAAGCCGGCAACACACAAAATTCTTATGAAATCAATAAGTATCAGCTGGCAGCGTATTTAGGAATACCACCGGAAGAGGTGGACAGAAGATGGAAAGGAGGACAAGCCCATGAGAGTTAGAGACTGGATAGTGGTAGGACTGCGATCGGATACCGTACTGACAGTCGGGCAGATCAAGCAGTTGTTCGAACTGGCAAAATAAAAAAGAGCGCTCATAAAAGCCGGCAAGCTTAAAGCGCTCAAGAAAAATAAGTCAATTACATTATAAGAAAATAGGAGAAATAAGTCAAATGACAGATGAGAAGAAATATGAAATTACAGTGGCGGATATCAGAGCTTATATTGGTCTTGCAATGGCCGATGTGTTACCTGAAGATATATCGCCTGAAAGAGAAGTAGAATTTGTTAACTTTTCTGCTGACATCGCATTTAGAATTGAGAAACATTTAAATGGGGAAAAACCATTCAAACAAGAAGATCTTACTCTTTGTAAGCTTGTAACAACTGTATAGGATGTGCTTGAGAAGATAGGGATGACGGTTGAGAAATCCGAAGAATAAGATGCTGAAAAAAGGAGAAGAGAACAATGACGGCAACTAATTATGAAATCCAGGAGAATATCCTGACATTAGAAAAAGAGAGTGAATCAGATGTCTATCACAAGGAGTTGAATCTGATCAGTTGGTATGGGAATCCAGCAAAGCTTGACATTAGAGGGTGGTCCGATGACCATACCAAGATGACAAAGGGAATCAGCCTCACTGAGGAGGAATTCATAAATATCGCCCGGGCAGGGCTTGAAAAATTAGGAGGTAATGCATAATGGCACAGATTACAGTTACATTTGATAGTTTTGAGGATATGAAGGAGTTCGCAGAAAAATTTCTCGGTACTGAGAAAGTCACAGTCAGTCAGGAAGGAAAAGAGGTACCCGCACAAACACAGAGCATACCAGTTACGCCAGTAGCACCCGTGACGCCGATTACGCCCGTACAGTCAGCACCGGTCACACCTGTTGCGCAGCCGGCGCCAGCCACACTCGTACAGACAACTCCCGCAGAGCAGACAGTTCCGGTCACACCGGCACAGCCGGCAATGTCTCCAGTGCCGACAACGGAGCGTACATATTCGCTGGACGAGTTGGCAAACGCAGCCATGACGCTGATGGATAAAGGAATGCAGAATCAGCTGCAGGAACTTCTTGCAAGTTATGGCGTGGTGGCACTTCCAGCACTTCCAAGAGAAATGTACGGGAACTTTGCAACAGCGCTTAGAGGAATGGGGGCAAATATCTAATGGGACATGCAGAGAGAGCACATGCACTTTTAAGTGCGTCAGGTGCACACCGTTGGCTGGTGTGCACGCCAAGTGCAAAGCTGGAAGAACAGTTTCCGGACTCTACTTCGGAAGCAGCAAGAGAAGGTACGCTGGCGCATGAACTGGCAGAGTTAAAGGTACGGCATTATTTTTATACTACAGATTTTGGAAAGAGAAAATATACGACAAGTGTCAATAAGCTGAAAAAAGATGAACTCTGGAAGGACGAGATGGAGCGGTATACTGATGAATACTTAGAGTACTTGAAGGTCACAGCCCTCAATCTGACGTCAGCGCCGTATGTTGCAATCGAGCAGAAGTTAGACTTAAGTGTTTGGATCCCGGAAGGATTTGGCACTGCAGACTGTGTAATGGTGTATGGCAATACGGTGCACGTCTTCGACTTCAAGTACGGAAAAGGAGTACAGGTAGATGCAGAACAGAATCCACAGATGATGCTGTATGCACTGGGCGCTTATAACACCTACAAGATGCTGTATCCGATAACAAATATCCAGATGACAATCATACAGCCGCGCATCGATCACGTATCGGAATGGTCCTGCTCACGGGAGGAGCTGTTGGACTTCGGTGAAGAGGTCAAAGAAAAGGCAGCACTTGCCATTGAAGGAAAAGGGGAATATCATCCGGACGAGAAAGCGTGCCGGTTCTGCCGTGCAAAGGCGCAGTGCAGGGCGAGATCTGATTATAACGTGAAGAAGGCTTTCGATATTGGCGAACTGCCACCACTGATCAGCGTGGAAGAGGCAGGAAAAAGACTTTTGGAATTACAGGACGTCGTTAAGTATCAGAAAGATCTGCAGGAGTGGGCGTTAAGTGAATGTCTTGCAGGAAAAGAAGTTCCCGGATGGAAGGCAGTAGAGGGAAGAAGCACAAGAGACTGGACGAACATGGACGACGCGTTTGAGAAACTGATCAGCACAGGAGTATCCCCGGAAGAGATGCTGTATGAAAAGAAACCGCTGACTCTTGCACAGGTGGAAAAAATGGTCGGAAAGAAAGAATTCCAGGAAGCAGTCGGAGAATTTATTGAGAAGAGACCAGGAAAGCCGACACTGGTGAAAGAATCGGATAAGAGAGAAGCAATTACGAACAGAGTGACAGCCGAACAGGCATTTAAGGAGGAAAACTAACATGGATAATTTATGTAACGTAACAACAGGAAGAGTAAGATTTTCATTTGTACATTTATATAAGCCTTATGCATATCAGCCGGGGCAGGAAGAAAAGTATCAGGTAACGGTCCTGGTTCCGAAGAGTGATGTGGATACCAAAGCGAGAATCGATGCAGCCATTGAAGCTGCGAAGCAGAAGGGCATTTCTGAAAAATGGAACGGAGTCTGCCCGCCGATCGTTTCGACTCCTGTCTATGATGGAGACGGAGTGAGACCATCTGATGGAATGGCATTTGGACCAGAGTGTAAAGGACACTGGGTATTTACAGCATCAGCAAAAGCAGATTATCCACCGGAAATCGTAGACGCAATGGGAAACCCGATCATTAATCAGTCTGAGGTATACAGCGGAATGTACGGACGTGTCAATGTGACTTTTTTTCCGTATATGTTCGGGGGAAAGAAAGGAATCGGCTGTGGACTGGGACCGGTACAGAAACTGGAAGACGGAGAGGTACTTGGAGGAAGCATGCCGAAAGCATCTGCAGTATTCGGAACAGGCGTGACAAACGCTCAGCCAGTTACAGGAGCATCACAGCCTGTTGCTGGCAGCGCACGGAGAATCAATCCGATCACGGGCTTACCAATGTAATAAGGGAGAGGGCGTATTGCCCTCTTCAGCTATCAGAAGGAGAACATGATGAGACACTTAAGTATAGATATCGAAACAAAAAGCAGTGTTGATATTGGAAAGGCTGGATTATACCGGTATGCACAGTCTGATGATTTTGAGATCCTTCTGTTCGCATATCGATATGGCAATGAAGAAGTCCAGATCATAGACCTTGCACAAGGGGAGACGATACCAGAAACAATAGCGGAGGATTTGAAAAATCCACGTATTGTAAAACATGCGTATAATGCAGCATTCGAATGGTACTGTCTGAATCGCGCCGGTTATAAGACACCTCTTGCGCAGTGGAGATGTACCATGATCCACGGGCTCTATTGCGGATATACTGCAGGACTGGACGCTACTGGAAAAGCAATCGGACTTCCGCAAGACAAAAGAAAACTTGCAACTGGAAAAGCCATGATCCGGTATTTTTGTGTACCTTGCAAACCGACGAAGAGCAATGGAAATCGCTCATGGAACCTGCCGAAGCATGCACCGGAAAAATGGGAGTTATTCAAAGAATACTGCCGGCAAGACGTTGTGACAGAGAGTGCTATTCTGGCAAGACTGGATGCATTTCCAGTACCGGACGAAGAAGAAAAATTATGGCAGATGGATATCCGCATGAACGCTTTTGGGGTAAAGGTGGATTCAGAACTGATCCGGGGTGCTTTACAGGTCAATGAGCAAAGTACAATTCTTCTTGAGACTGAAGCGAAGGAAATAACAGGACTGGATAACCCGAATAGCTCCACACAGTTACTGGACTGGATCCATAAACACGGGGTGGAAATGGACAACCTGCAGAAGGCGACTGTAACAGAAAAGTTAGCTGATGATCTTCCGGTCAATGTGAGACGGGCGCTGGAAATTAGGCAGCAACTTGGAAAGACGTCAATCAAAAAGTATGTGGCCATGGACGTAGCGAAAGGAAACGATGACAGAGTGCGAGGACTCACACAGTATTATGGCGCGAACCGGACAGGACGATGGGCGGGACGATTGGTGCAGATGCAGAACCTTCCGAGAAACTATATCAAATCCCTGGATTATGCAAGAAAACTTGTAAAGGCTCAGAACTATGACGGAATCAAGCTCTTATACGAGAACGTGCCAGATACATTGTCACAGCTTATTCGGACAGCGTTTATCCCATCAGAAGGAAATAAATTCGTTGTCGCGGACTTTTCTGCGATTGAAGCCAGAGTCATAGCCTGGCTGGCAGGAGAGACATGGGTCAATGAGGTATTTGCCACCCACGGGAAGATCTACGAGGCTACTGCATCTCAGATGTTCCATGTACCTATTGAAAAGATTGCAAAAGGGAACCCCGAATACGCTCTCAGACAGAAAGGAAAGGTAGCGACCCTTGCACTGGGATACCAGGGAGGCTCTAACGCACTGATTGCAATGGGCGCACTAAATATGGGATTATCAGAAGAGGAACTTCCGGATATTGTCCAAAGATGGAGAAGTGCGAACCCGCGGATCCGTGACTTGTGGTATGCAGTCGAAGAGGCAGCTCTTGCAGCTATGCAGACTGCTCAGCCACAGGCAATCTACAATCTCATTTTTAATCTTGAGAGCGATATCGTATATGGGCAGAATTTTCTGACCGTTCAGCTCCCGAGCGGGCGGAAGTTATATTACCCGAGACCGTTCCTCAAAGAGAATCAGTTCGGGAAGATGGCAATCCATTACTATACGGTCGGACAGCAGACGAGAAAATGGGAAGTGACCTCTACCTATGGTGGAAAAATGACGGAAAACATTGTGCAGGCGATTGCAAGGGACTGTCTGGCAGAGACTTTAAGAAGAATCGACGCAAAGGGATTACAGGTCGTATTTCATGTGCATGATGAGGTCATCATCGATGCGCCGATGGATACGACAGTCGAAGAGATCTGTGATCTGATGGCGGAACCGATACCATGGGCACCGGGATTGATATTAAAAGGTGCAGGCTTTGAAAGTAACTATTATATGAAAGACTAGGAGGCCGGAAGGTGGAAAATAACAGAATGCTGCTGATCAGTATGGCAGGAACACGAAAAACTAAACACTGGCCGAGAACAGAGCTTACATGGGCAGAGTTCGTGGAGAAATTAAAGACACCGGTACGCAGTACAGAAACGCTGGAAGAGTATTTAAGCTACGCAAAAGTGAAACAGGACGAGCTAAAGGACGTGGGCGGTTTTGTAGGAGGAGTATTTGCCGGAGATATAAGAAAGTCAGCTTATGTAGAAGGGAGAGACCTTCTGACACTGGACCTGGACAATATTCCAGCAGGAAGGACCGAGGATATCCTGAAGCGCGTGGCAGGGTTAGGCTGTAATGCAGCCATTTACAGTACCAGAAAGCATTGTGGGTACAAGCCGAGGTTAAGAGTTATTGTACCTTTAGACAGAACAGCAACTGCAGATGAATATGAGCCTGCAGCAAGAAAGCTTGCGTCCCTGATCGGAATCGAATTCTGTGATCCGACGACATTTGACGTGGCAAGACTGATGTACTGGCCGAGCTGCTGCAGAGACAGTGAGTATGTCTGTGAGGTATATGACCGTCCGTTCTGCAGTCTGGAAGGGCTCCTTGGGATGTATGGAGACTGGACGGATATCTCACAATGGCCACAGGTACCAGGAACAGATGCTGTGGAAAGACGCAGACTTGCAAAGCAGGAAGACCCGACAGAAAAGAAGGGAATCATCGGAGCATTCTGCAGGACCTACAGCATCACTCAGGCAATGGAGAAGTTCATTCCGGGAATGTATGAGCCTACGGTCATGGAGGGCAGATACACTTACACAGGCGGTTCTACCATTGGCGGTGCTATCGTTTATGACGGCGACATATTCTTATACAGCCACCATGCAACAGACCCATGCTCCGGGTTACTGGTCAATGCGTTTGACCTGATCCGGCTGCATAAATTCGGAGACCTGGACCAGGAGGCGAAAGAAGGAACGCCGAACAGTAAACTGCCGTCCTTTATGGCCATGACAAAGCTTGCAAGCAACGATAAAGCGGTATCCGCATTGCTCGCAAAGGAAACATTTGAAAAGGCACAGAATTCCTATGAACAGGTAGAACAGCCGGAAGAACTGGACCTTGCGTGGCTGGATCGGCTTACAAGAGATGGGAATGGAAAAATAGCCAAGACCATCAATAATGTAGTACTGGTACTGGAAAATGACCCGCTGTTAAAAGGGAAGATCGTGACGGATGAATTTGCCAACTGTGGACTTATCCTCGGCAAAGTGCCGTGGAGCAAAGAGGAAGGAAAGCGCAGATGGAAAGACGAAGACGATGCGGGATTCTATAACTACATGGAGCTGTTCTACGGGATTACCGGAAGGGACAAGCTGGACAGCGCCCTTCTGATCGTGAGCAGCCAGAACAAGATCAATGATGTAAAAGAGTATTTAAAAGGACTGACCTGGGACGGAAAAAAGCGCATCGACACTTTGCTTTCGGATTATCTGGGCGCAGAAGATAACATTTATACGCATGCAGTCATGAGGAAATCCTTGTGTGCTGCAGTCGCAAGAGCCATAGTCGGTGCAGTGAAATATGATTACATGCCAATCTTTACAGGACCGCAGGGAATTGGAAAGAGTACATTCTTAAGTATTCTTGGAAAGGAATGGTTCTCGGATTCCTTGACCAGTTTCGAAGGTAAGGAAGCCGCGGAGCTGATACAGGGAACGTGGATCAATGAGGTCGGGGAACTGACGGCCATGACCAAGCAAGAGACCAATGCGGTCAAGCAGTTCTTAAGTAAGACGGACGACATCTACCGCGCCGCTTACGGGCGCAGAACGAATAAATATCCTAGGCGGTGTGTGTTCTTCGGCACGAGCAATGAGGAAGAGTTTTTGAAAGATATGACTGGAAACCGCCGGTTCTGGCCGGTGGATGTCGGGGTGCACCAGGCAAAGAAATCCGTGTGGAACGAACTGCCGCAGGAAGTGGACCAGATATGGGCAGAGGCCTACATGCACTGGAAAATGGGAGAGCCCTTATATATGTCCAGAGAAGAGGAAGAAATGGCTGTAGAGATGCAGGAGAGCCACAGAGAGTCTTCAGGGAAGGAAGGGATTATCAGGGAATTCCTGGAGCGCAAGATACCATCGAACTGGGATTCTTTGGACCTGTTCCAGAGACGCCTGTATTGGAATGGGAATCTGAGACTAAATGACAAAATAGAGCTTGTGGACAGGAGTAAGGTTTGTGCGTTGGAAATATGGACAGAATGCTTCGGTGGTGACGCAAGGTATATGAAGCGGACGGACAGCCGGGAAATCAATCAGATTTTATCCAGTCTGAAAGGATGGAAACCGAATCGGTCAAAGCGGAGATATGGCCCGCACGGGATACAAAAAGGGTTCGAATACGTTGCCAAAAGTGTTGCTAAAGCGGAATTTTAATGGCAACTGAATGGCAACATTGGCAACGAACAAAAAATGAGCATGTTGCCAATGTTGCAAATAAAATTTAAAAGTGTAACGGTTTTGGCAACATGAAAACTGTTGAAAATAAAGGCTTTTCTATATTATGTTGCCAATGTTGCCATATTTTATATATGAGAGTAGAAATAAATAATAAAAAATATATATGGCGTACATAACGTACATAATACAGGGGTACATATACATGTGTACGTGAGGAACAGTAACTCAGGAGGCAAAGATGGATTGCGAAAAATGGTTGGAAAAATTGTTACGGACAGAAGGAACTATACTTTGTGATGATGTGAGAATAAGAGCATTGAAGAATGGATTTACCAGAAAAGAATTAAAATCTGCCAGAAAAAAGTTGGGCGTGAAAACATTTCATCAAACGATAGATGGTAAGACGTCAGAAAACTGGTTCTGGTACTTGGAGGTGTAGGGCATGGCGGAACGGGAAATTGAAAAGAAACTGGTGGACGGTGTACGGAAACTGGGAGGCAGGGCGTATAAGTTCGTGAGCCCTGGAAATGATGGGGTGCCGGACCGGATCGTGGTACTTCCGGGAAGAGTGCCTAAATTCATCGAACTGAAAACGGAGACCGGAAGATTATCCAGTCTGCAGAACGTACAGATCAAGAAGCTTAAGGATTTAGGACAAGACGTCCGGGTCCTGTATGGTCTGGAAGACGTGAAGAGATTTTTGGAGGAGATACAAAATGGAATTTAGACCACATGCATACCAAGCGCACTGCATTCAGAAAATCATTGAGATACATAAGATTGGCCTGTTCCTGGACATGGGACTTGGAAAAACAATCACGACGCTGACAGCAGTCAAGGAATTAAAATATAACCGCTTTCAGGTCAGAAAGGTCTTGGTGATCGCACCGAAGAAAGTAGCAGAGGGAACCTGGACGAAGGAAAAGGATAAATGGGAGCACACCAAAATGCTTCGGGTATCACAGGTACTTGGGAGCCAGGCAAAAAGGATCCGGGCGTTAAATACACCGGCAGATATTTATATCATCAACCGGGAAAATGTATGCTGGCTGGTGGATTATTACAAGCAGTCATGGCCGTTTGATATGGTGATTGTGGACGAGTCCTCATCGTTCAAGAGCCATAAGGCGAAACGGTTCAAAGCATTGGCAAGCATGGGGAGCCACATCGACCGCATGGTGGAGCTGACCGGTACACCATCACCGAACGGACTGGAAGACCTTTGGAGCCAGATATTCTTACTGGACGGTGGCGAAAGGCTTGGAAAACGATATACACAGTTCCGGGAACGATATTTCGACCCGGGAGACCGGGGACAGAATATCGTGTATAACTACAAAGCAAAACCGGGGACCGAAGAAAGTATTCTGTCTAAGATATCGGACATCTGTATCAGCATGAAGGCTGAGGATTATTTACAGCTTCCGGACATCATTTACCATCAGGTACCGGTTACACTGGATCCAAAAGCCGAAAAAGCATACATGGAGCTGGAAAGAAAAATGGTCCTCGCACTTCCAGAAGACGAGGAGGAAATCAGTGTGACCAGTGCAGCCGCTTTGAGTAATAAATTGTTACAGCTGTCGAATGGTGCAATCTACGATGAGGACCACGAGGTACATGAAATCCACAGCTGTAAGATCGAGGCTTTTCTGGAGCTGATCGAGAGCCTGCAGGGAAAATCGGTTCTGGTGTTTTATAATTTTCAGCATGACCGGATACGGATCATGAAGGCATTGGAAAAATTAAAACTCCGGGTGAGAGAGCTGCGCACGACAGAAGACGAGGATGCGTGGAACCGTCATGAGGTCGATGTGCTGCTGACACACCCGGCAAGCAGTGCTTACGGATTGAACCTGCAGCAGGGCGGGAACCATGTGATCTGGTTCGGGCTGACCTGGAATTATGAATTATATACCCAGGCGAATAAACGATTGCACAGGCAGGGGCAGGAGGAAAAAGTAATTATCCATCATCTGGTGAGCAGCGGGACGAGAGACGAGGACGTTATGCTGGCTCTGGAGAAGAAGGACGATGTGCAGAACTGGGTCATGGAGAGTCTGAAAGCAAGGATTCGGAAGATACGACAGGAGGTGTGAAGTGATGCACTTAAGCGAGGCAAAGAAAAAAAGCATTATAGAAAAATGGGTTAAGAACCATAAGACACCGGTTATTTGCCCAGGATGCAATGAAGTCATCCGGGAGGACGAAGATCTTAAAGGTGTTGAGTATGTGAAGACAAAGAGAAAAACTGAAATATTTTTTCATCGAGAATGCTACAGAAAAGTGTGGAGGTAAGAGAACAGACAAAACGACGAAGGAGCTGAGGATGATGAGCGACAGTAAATGCCAGCGCCTCGATGCCATATTAGACCGTAACCAGATGGCGGAAAAGCCACCAACGGAAGAAACAAGCAGACGCTTCCGGACACGGGCATGCTACAGCATATTGGGATATTTGGCAAGGCAGAAGGCGAAAAGGAACAAGATTGATACAGGGGGGGGGAGGAGATAGGACATGGAGCAGGAAGTGAAAACAGAGAACGAACAGAAGAAGGAATATCTCCGGAGTTATAAGGATCATGTGAGAAGGGTCAACCGGATCTCGGAAGAAATCAAGGAGCTACGTGAAATGATGATGTCCGCGAAGGCGATTAATTATGACGGCATGACTCATGGATCCGGAGGGCAGGGAGATCTGTCCGGAGAGGTGGCACGTATCCAGGGATTGATTGATGAACTCAAGAGAGAACGTGGACTGAGGATTATGACGTATCAGGACATTGCAAGGAGAATCAAGAAGCTTAGATCAAGGAATGAGGATGATGTATTGTTCTACCGGTATATCAAGGGTATGGAGTGGTATGAGATTGCAGAACAGATGCACTATTCTGAAAGATGGGTGTTGAAGCTTCATGGAAAAGCATTGGCACATTTGGAGCTTCCGGAAAAAGAGTTCATAGAAGTTCAGTAGTACATGTGATATTATGATATCGTCGAAAGACGAACGGAAAGACGATTTCCAATTTTTCAATTTCCTCAAAATACATAAAACCTAGAAGGAACGGCTTGGCAACAGGCCGTTCCTTCTGTTGCATAATGTCACATTTTGAGATATTATGAGGGTAGGTTTGAGGTATGGGAGGAAAAATATGAAGGTACAGCACATATTAGGGATTGCAACAATTGTGATTGGTAGTGGAGGAGCTGCTGCAGTGGTAAAATCAATTTTCCCTAATTGGGGATTGAAAAAACAGAAAAAAATAGAGCTTAATGCAGAATTGGCAAAGCAACGTATTGAAGCGGCAAAAGAAGTAAAGAGAATAGAACAAATGGCAAACGTTATTGAATTTGCAAATATAACGCACCCGGAGCTTTTCCAAGGGGAAAGTGAGATTGTGTATATGTCTATAATGGAAAATATGGAAAACTTTAAGGCATTTGCAAACGAAATCAATAAGGCGAGGGCAACGATAGATGATTACTTGAGTTGCAAAGTGTCTGCGTATTTATTATATGCAGAAAAATATATTATGCAATTTATGAAATTCCTTAAGTATTTGAAATATACCGAAAATGATTTGTATCCCTTTGGTTTATTGCTTGCATCGGATATACAAAAGTGGCAAAGAAAACTAGATAGTATTTTGGTTCAGGAATTAAACAATGTTTCGTTCGAAATAGAGCATCATGGAGGAAAGGAATGGGAACATGAAAAAGAGCTTTTAAAAAACGAATATGAAAAAACTGTTCTTTATGGCTTGATTCATAAGACGAATAAAGAAGCGATGAACTTATTATGTGCTATTTTAACTGAGTATGCAATTAATGTTGCTAATGAGAGCGACAGTACGGAGGCAGTGGCTCAGCGATTAATAGAAGCGGGTTATCTTACGATTACTCAAAATAGTAATAACAATTAGTAAAGCGATGATTTAAAAGAATGACATAGATATTGATTTTTAGGCACCCTCCGGGGTGCTTTTCTGATGCAATAAAACAGGAAAGAGAGAGGTGGTGACGTGTCAGATGTAAAAGAACAAATTAAAAATGATTACTTATCAGGTGTCTCTCCGAAGAAATTGTCTGAGAAGTATGACACTAGTTTGAATACAATAAAGAGCTGGATCAAGCGTTACGGCTGGTCAAAGCTCAAGAAAGAACGGGGTGCACCTTCTAAGGTTGAGGGTGCACCCTCTGTTGTACCCGTAAAAAGAAAACGGGGAGGACAGCCAGGGAACAAGAATGCAACTGGTCCACCAGGAAATAAACATGCTGAGAAGTTCGGGTTCTTTTCCAAGCACCTTCCGGAGGAAACATTATCCATTATTCGGGAGATGCCGGAAGATCCGTTAGATGTCCTGTGGGATCAGATACAGATTGCTTATGCTGCTATTATCCGGGCGCAGAAGATCATGTATGTCCGTGATCAGAATGACAAAACTAAGGAAATGACCTTGGATGGAAGTGAAGCTACCGGATATGATGTACAGCAAGCCTGGGATAAACAGGCGAACTTCTTAGCAGCTCAAGCTAGAGCTCAGAAGACTCTTGAGGGCATGATCAACAGGTATGGGGGTCTGCTGCATAAGAACTGGGACCTTGCTACGGAAGAACAGAGAGCTAGAATCGAGCAAATTAAGGCTAATACAGACAGGTTAAAATCTGGCGGAAATGATGATGGAGAGGACGGTGTGGTGATTGTCAACGACGCCCCAACAGGTGAAGATATCGGACATTGTGATACCGAAGTATCTGGCGATATTCAACAACAGGAAAGTTAAGCACATCATTCTGACTTCCGGACGTGCCGGCACGAAATCCAGTTATGCAGCTATTCGGACAGATTATCAGGTTGTATCAGATCCGCATGGTTCTGCAGTTGTTCTTCGTAAACACCACAATAAGCTACGGAAGACTGTGTACAAAGAAATGATTCGAGGAATCAACCGTCTTGGTATTTCCAAGAAAAAATTTGCGATTACAAAGTCTCCAATGGAGATTACGTACAAAAAGTATGGCACCACCATTTATTTTTCCGGTTCAGACGGCGCTGACGATACCAAGGGTATTATCGATGAGGATAAACCAATCAAGCTTGTAGTGTTAGATGAGCTGACGGAGTTCTTTGACGATGGCGAAGGCGAGGATGAGCTGAGCAATATCGAAGCGACATTTGTCCGAGGTAACAGTAGCGGATTCCAAATGATTTATTTGTATAATCCTCCGAAGAATCCAAATGCACCAATCAATCAGTGGTGCAAGAAGATGGAGAAACGTGAGGATTGTATTCATATCCACACGGATTACAGAGATGTTCCGGTCAGCTGGCTTGGACAGGCGCTGGTTGATTCTGCAGAAGCTATGAAGCGGGCAGATGAAAAGATGTACCGCTGGGTATGGCTTGGACAGGCAGTCGGGGTAGATGAGCTCATCTATTACATGTTTGGAGACCGGCACAGACAAAAGCCTGATCCGAATAGAAGATATGACAGAATTTATATTGGCGGAGATTATGGTCAACAGAATGCGACGACATTTGAAGCATTTGGACTTGATACGTATCGAAAGAAATTTCCAGGACTGGGAGAGTATTACCACAGTGGCCGTGAGACGGGAAAACAGAAGAGTCCGTCAGAATATGCACAAGACTTGGTTGAGTTCATGAATGAATTGCATGAACAGTATGATAACCGGGTCTTTTATATTTTCCTTGATCCATCTGCAAAGGGACTGGCAGAGGAAGTCAGGCGAGCAGTCAGAGCAGTGAGCCTGGATTATCAGGTATTTCTAAGAGATGCTGAAAACGATGTGGCACTTGGAATCAGCCGTGTGCAGAAGGTGCTGAGTTTTGACATTATGAGCGTATCCCCAAAACAGGAATATGCAGTAAGTGAGTTCGGTACTTATGAGTACGACAAGAAATCCATTGAAAAAGGTAAGGAAGTACCTGTAAAAGAAGATGATCACTGCATGGACGCAATCCGATATTGTGTTATGGGAGCTTGGAAGAGGTTGAAATATTGGTTGCCGAAAGACGAAACGGAAGAAATAGATGTATGCGATATTAGCAGGAAGGAGGTAGAGGACGATGAATATCTTTAATTATTTCAAAAAAGCTGGAATCGATACGGTAGATGCATCATTTTACCGGAAGATAGCAGAGTGGGTATCCTGGTATGAAGGAAATGTCAGAAATTTCTCTTTTTACAAGGTGTACAGCGGTCGCGGAACATATAAGCGCTGCCGGAGAAAAAGCATGGGGATGGCAAAGAAACTGAGTGAAGATATTGCTGATCTCCTGCTCAATGAAAGGGTTACAATTACTCTGGATGATGAGGCTACGCATAATTTTGTGCATCAGATCCTTGATGATAATCGTTTTCTTGTTATGGGAAATGAATACCAGGAACGGAAAGCATTCACCGGGACGATCGCATATATCCCGTATTTGGACAGTGCTGAAATCACGGAGGAAGGTACAGTGATTTCCGGAAAGATTAGCATCAATTATGTGGACGCACCGAACATTTTTCCAGTCAGTTGGAATAACGGCAAGGTGACAGAATGTATTTTTGCATTTCCACATATCGTAGCGAGAAAGAAATATGTCCAGTTGCAGTCGCATCTCTTAGAGAATGGTGAATATGTAATTAAAAACACAGTGTTACGGTGTGATTCTGGAAGCCAGGAGGGTACGGAGTTACCTGAGAAAGAGTGGAAACAGTTAAATCCATTCAAGGAGCTTGCAAAAGAAGTAAGAACGGGATCCAGCGAGGCGCAGTTCGTGATTGACAGGCTGAACATTACGAACAATGCTGATGAAAACAATCCGATGGGTGTTGCAATCTTCGCAAATGCAATTGATACGCTCAAGAAGCTGGATATTGAGTATGATTCATACTGCAATGAATTCGAGCTTGGAAGAAAGCGTATTTTTGTACGTCCGGAGATGTTGATCAACGCAGATGGGACACCAGCATTTGATCCGGACGACAGTGTATTTTATGCACTGCCAGAGGATGATGCAAATGGAGAAGGTCTTCTGAAAGAAATTGATATGTCTCTCCGGGCAGAGCAGCACAGCAAGGCAATCAAT